CGGCATACGGGGATGCAAGTGCCCCAACTAGGCGAGCGTATGGTTCATCAGGGGAACCCTTAGTAAGCTGTCCTGCTGTCTCTTCTCCTAAAGCTGAGATACCACCATATACCATTCCCGGTATACCCTCAAGCGCAGCAGGAGCATAGGCACCTAAAGTATGAGCATATTCACCAGGAAGTGTTTTAGGCTGATAAGACTCTCCTATAACCCCGGTAGTAGCTTTATGTATGTCGGATACACCAGGGAGATTCATACCAAAAGTGCGCTGCACAGCTTCTGTTGCTTTAGGATCGATACCCATAGTAGAAGCTATTTTAGGTATCAAGCTAGTAACTTGCCCTGGTATACCGGCTATAAATTCCCCAGACTCCCTAAGACCAGTTCCAAAACTCTTAGCAATATCCCCAACATAACCAGGTCTATCACTCACAAGCCCCTTGCCTATAAGTGCGTCGAAGTCCATAGGCTGGGATGCCCCGCCTTGCTTACCAGACATAAGAGCATCGAAATCCATATCATGCACCTTTAAGCCGGTTCACAAGTGCTCTCAAAGACTCTTCACTGACACCTTGATTACGCCAAGCTTCTATCTGGGAACGCAACTGCTCATCAGACATAGCTTTTAGCTTAGATAGATTTTCATTACTAATTTTAATTGGAGCACCAAGTTCTTGGTCTACATTAGCAGTTTCTTGTGTAGTTGCCTCACCCTGTAGTTGTTTAGTAAGTTTGTCTTGCTTAGCATACAATGCTTTAAGTTTCTGGTCTATCTCTAATTTGCGGGAAGCAACACCTTTTGGATCAGTAGTAAAGCTAGAAGCCAATCTTGTTTTCTGGTTCTCAAGACTTGTGATAGCTATATCATTACGTTTAAACTGCTCTATTAAAGCCTTATTGGCAATTCCAGCAGTCTGTGCACGGTCAGCCCAATAGCTACCATGTTGCCTTTCCATCTCTGCGCGAGCACCTAACTCTTCTGCTTGTGCGCCTTTATAAGCCTGTTCAGTATGCTGCTGCGTTAGCTCAGCAACTTGCTGTTGTGCATATTGAACAGCAGCAACAAAAGCTTGGGGATTATTTTGACGAAGACCAGGATTGGCTTTGTCAATAGCGGCTGCGATCTGCTGCACCTGCATCCCGCTCGTAAAGCCGGGAACACTCTCCACCGTCTGCCCCTGCTCTTGCCTCACAGCAGGAGGCACCATACCTTGCTGTGGTTGCTGGGGCATAGGCTGTGCACCGGGCATAGAATGAAAAGCCGGGTTCATTTGCGGGGCAGGCATCCCCCCTCCGGGGACCGGGGGAGTACCCGGACCTACGGACATACCTTGTGGTGCCTGCATACCCATCGTAGACGGTTGCATCTCAGGGGGTTGCTTCCACAAACCAGCGGCTTCGCCCATTGGTCCGATAACAGGAAGTTGGGCTAGATGTGGGAGCTGAATACCGCTAGGTTGAGGTACAGACTGAGAGCCAGGAAACAGGGTATTCATGTAGGCTTGCTGGCCTTGTTGCTGGGCTTTCTGTTGTTCGAGTTGCAAGCGCAGCATACGGTCTCGCTGAAGATTACCAACATTGGTGATCCCCCTATCCATACCACTAGATAATCCTCCTGCAAAAGATCCCCAATCCATCTAATCACCTCACAAGAAAGCCATTGCACCAACATTGCCTACAAGATTACCAATACCACTAGCAAAAGCACCTTGGGATTGCTGGTTAGCTTGATACCTCTGTAGAGCTTGCTGATAAGCATTTTGCTGTGCCTGAGTACCAGCACCAAATAGGCTACTATAGTCTTGTGCACCAAGTTGTTGTGGTGCGAATGCACCCATGCCAACTTGTTGCAGACCAGAAAGATACTGTTGCATAATCTGTGGTGCCATAGCACCAAGTTGGTTACCTGATGCTATCTGCTGTCCACCAGCACCATAGGCACCAGCCATAGCACCAGCACCGGATATTTGTCTAGCTAGTTGCTGGTTTTGCCAATCAATATTGAAGTCAGACATAGCTTGATTTTCAAGACCAGCACCGTACGGTGTTGTCTGGATACCTCTAGCAGCCTGAGAAGCCCTCGAAAAATCTTGCACTTGTTGCGCTGTTCGATTGTACAAAGCATTCTGGGGGTCAAAGGCAGTATTAGCTACTTGATTACCAGCTCCATACAAGTTCTGTCCCTGACTAGCTATGTACTGCCCACCTTGAACCATTTGCGTAGGGTCAAACCCGTATGGTGTAGTAGACATCATCCCAGGAGCAAACGTGTTAAACGCTTGCATTGGGAATGGGTTACTAGCGACTTGCCCTATATTAGAACTTGCACCACCATAAGCAACTTGGTTCTGTGCAGTTGTTACAGGGCTAGCCGGTGCTTGAGGGGGTTTCTGTGCTCCCACCTGACAACCTCTTATACAAGACTATTTCAACTGGCTTGTACTTCATGTACCGAAATAACGTGTCTATGCGAGACAATATCGGAGTACTACAAGCTATAAATTCTATTTTACCAACTAAATTATCTTCCATCATGTGGAGCATTTTAAATATTGTAGGCGCATCTCTAAAAGATGGATTAACATACATTGTTTCTATGTCAGCATACTCAATACTTTTATTATGCTTGAAAGGACCAAGTAGTACGATGATGTAACCTATAAGTACATCATTGTAACGCGCAGTTATAGTTAAGCACTTCTCCGCGACAGCATACTTTAGCAATTGATCCCAATCCGGATCATAACCCAGACCGAGATCAATTGCTGACTCTTTATAATTCTCATGCGAGAGTAGAGCCACTTCATCTAAGATACGATGAAGCAGCTCTACCCGAACCTTACACTCACTACCGCGATCGTTACATCCCGTCCTTGCGGGGTCCGAGGGATTTGGGAGTTGGGGCAGTTCCTTTTCTGGTTGCTCCTGTGTCAACTGACTCTCCCTTAAGCCCTGTCGATTTATCCGGAAACTTCGAACGACAAGAGTATCCGGTTTTAAGAGTCTTTGTCTTAGACTCGTAGTTAGCTTTTGGTCTCATTACCCGTTCCTTTCAATATAGGAGAAATCGAAGGTAGCGTTACCCCCTGTAACCACCCTAAATTGCAGATAGTTGAACGGGTTATTAGCGTCGATGACCACATCCCCGTTAGTAGTTAACGCTGCCAAAGTTACAGCTGAGCTACCAAGACTATCCAAAGTCTCGACATTCACTGTCGTGCCACTAATACTAGTATTATAGATAACAATTTTTGAAAGTGCGGATTTATCCCGATCAACTTTTAAAATTGTCTCTCCACTACCCGATCCCGCAAAAACTCGTCCTTCGATCATTTGATCATCTCCACGCTCATAAACTTACCAGTAATCTGATTTGCTTCAGATGTACCATTAGTACCTGTACATTTAATGGTGAGAGCAGTTGTGAAGTCATCCGTACCAGCTGTAGAAGTAGGAAGAATGGGGGTAACACCGCCAGCTCCACCAGTTCCAGAAGCATAAATTGTCTGAGTAGCAGCAGCAGTACGAATAACTATAAGTTCCAGATTATAAGCTCCGCTAACAGAAGTAGCAGTTCCAGTAAAGGAAGTTGCACCAAAGTACAATTTCACAACTTTAGTCGTAGAAGTTGCGTTCGTGAGTGTTCCACACTTAATACGGAGCGTATCACCGACGTTAGCAACCGTGTTAGCCGGAAGCGTATACGTAAACAACGTATCTTCCGTTGTATCTGCTCCTGTTCCAGTACCTACACCATTAGCGTACAACTTCCCAACCACACCAGAGTTAACAGCTTGAATAACTTGATTGAGAGAAGCAATAAGCTGTGAACTGTCCTGTGGACCAGTCAGCAGGGGAATATTGGCAGCAAGTGCAAGAGAAGCACTAGCGACCAGGGCGACAAAGGCGCATGCGGCTTTCTTAAGCATAGACGTGTTCCCTAGTTAGCGTTAACTGTATCTTTCCAACCTACGGCAAAGACAACATCCGAACCTGTATTCCTTAATGCTAGAAATATATTAGTAGACTCTGGGTAAAAATCCCAGTTACAAGTAGACATGAACCCGCCAGTTTCTGTAAGAGCACAAGGCGCGGGGTTAGTAACAGAACCTGCTGCACCAAAATTGCCATTCGGAGCAACTAATATACCACCAGTAGAAGACTGAGATGTAGCCTTACCTCGATAAAGAGCAGAAACCGGAGGAAAAAAGTTACCTATAGCGGTTGAAGTATAAGTAGGAACTGTGACGCTACCCGTAGCTGTGCTCGTGATAATAGGGTAATTAGGAGTAGTTGAAGCTGCTATAACTTGATATTGAGCCTCATTACCTTTCTGCATGATACGAAGAAAATGAGCAGATCCATCTGTTCTCTGTACACCTATACGATATTTATAAACATATCCGGTAGGCATAGTTGGAGTAGTCGAAGATGTACTAATAAGAGAGGCTACTGTCCCATCTGCTTTAGCAATCAGATAAACGTAATACCATGTAGTATTAGCTAATGATCCTGTATCAAGCGCATTTGCACCAGTAGTTGCTGCGTTAATCGTAAGAGTTTGGGCAGCAATAGTTACAGTTTCTCCAGTAGTTGCCTCTAAAATACTTCTACCCGTAGTAGTAATATCTATTTGTGTATTGGGAGTACCAGTATTATTTATTATAGTAAGACCATTAGTCTGACCAACAGATAGTTGAGGAATACTTCTAACTACAGATAGTATTCTCCATTGCCCTGAACCTAAATATATAAGTTCAATAGCATCAAAAGCTTGTATTAATACGTTATTGTTATCTGGAGTAAATAAATTAGCCCCAGCGGTAATCAATAAAGAACCATTAAAGAAAGCGTAATAGAAAGGTTGTGCAGTATTCGCATTTGAACCAAAAGATGTAATACCAGTAGTACCAGTTATGAAAGCAAAATGCCCCGAAGCTAAAGCTAAATCAGTAGTAGCAGCAGAAGCTATGTTAGTTACAGCACCTAAAGTTGTCTCTATGTTATTCAGTAACATATAGTTAGCGCCATCATAATAAATAGAATAAGTATTATTAGTCTGTAACTCACCCCCAGATAAATTTACCAATCCGATAGTAGTCTGTTTAAATAGTGTCTTAACACCTAAAGAATTAACATTTAGAGTTACTGCTCCGGTATTCGATGCAGTAGCTTGCAGATTGACTATATTTCCTTTAGTAAGAGAATATGAACTGATTGCTGGAGTCGTAGCAGTTACGGTAATCGCGTTTGCCGTACCGCCAATAGTAGTAGCAGTCCATATCGCAGTACCACCACTCGCAACGTTTAAAGGAGTTGTTAGACCAAGAAGGGATGTAATAGAACTATTAGCTCCGTTCTTGGCACCATTAGTGTTAACTTGATTGATGATATAGTCATAGTCAGCATTGACTTGAGAGGACGAGATAGTTGTACCAGGAGTAAATGTGAATGGCTTGCTACCCGTGATAATAGAGTCAGCAGCTACACTGCCTATAGTAGACAAAAACACAAGCAAAGCGAGAACTAACTTCTTAAACATCCTAACCTCCTACAGGGGGCATGTAGCCTAAACTCTCAACTGAGTACTTCAAGTCGCCGATTTTAACACCACCAGCGGCACCAAATGTTATCTCAAGAAGAATGCGAGAGGATACAATGGGTTGATCCCAAAATATTTGTCTCCAATATAGTCCGGTAGAACTGCCATCCCAAACAGAACTATCCCAAACAGCAGCATCCCAAACAGAAGGACTTCCAGGGATAGTATTGACTACCGTGTCATAGGGGCTATTGTCACCATTAATAGCCTGTGCATTCCAATTATTCATATTAGGATCAAGAGCCATTTTAATAAATGTCTCTCCGAAAGCAAATTGACCAACTCTCCCATCATCAGGAAGAAATGAAGTAGCATATGTGCACTGAAGCTGAGATCCATTCTCAGTATATACAGATGTTGTGCTAGGAATGGTTTCTTGCAACCAGAGAGAACCTAATACGTTCTGTGGAGTAAACACAAACTTAGTTTGATAAGGTTCAATTAAAGAAGGTGCAAATGTATGTGGCCCACTCCATCTTTTCTTAGAAAGATGATACCAATAATCTTGGAATGGTTGCCCAGACACAAATGCGTTCTGCACACCGACTCGAAGTACACTTGCATTACACGAAGCAGCTATGCGGCTGGGCACGAGAGCATTGATAAATGGTAAAGCTACACCATCTCCATTCGCACCGAGAGGCTCACTGTATCTACCACTAAAATCTATGATCCGCAGACCATCAGGTGCGAATACTGCCATACCATAAGGTGTATCACAAAGCCCGAGTGGAGCTAAAGTACCTACGGCATAATTCATAGTGTTGCGAGCTAATGTACTAAGGGCTGAGTCTCCTGTTACTTGATAACTATGACCTAACCCTTTAAAGACAATCATAGATTGAAGAATACCACCAATAACCTGATTAGACAATCCTAAACCGTGAAGAGCTGTAATAGGAACTTTATCTTCATAAGTTAATATATTGCTAACCACAGGTATATCTAAAGAAAGTGCTTGTGTGAAATAAGTAGCCTCATTAACAGCGAAATATGCTCTACCATTAAAATTCATTACTGCTATGGGTACTGCGGGTAAAGGAACAGTTGTAGTATTCCTAGAGCTCCAAGCAGGCGCAGCAGGATTAGTTATATCTATAACACCAAAGAAGTTCGTGCCAGTACCATCGAAACCAGGGTGAGTAATAACAATAAATGGACCAATAATGTCCATTGTAGGAGGCGTCCAGTTACCACTAGTAGCAGGACTAACAGGGGTATTACCAGAAGTAACACCACTAATAGTATCGAATGTACCAGCTACAATGTTATAAGAAAATGGCTCATCTCTACCAGCATTACGTGCCGTAGAAATCATACCATAAGCCCTGTCACCTATGACTTTTAAAGCTGATATAAATCCGGGAGTATTAAAGCCCGTAAAATCAGTTAACTGAGAAGCAGCCGGACGACATACCCATAAATTTTGTGTACTATTAGATGGGATAAGATTAATTAGTGCAGAGCCCATGCCTTCCGGAGAATGCGTAGCATCCTCGGTATCGGCAAGAGATACCATACTAAAAGTTTTGTCTTGACTATTTCTAACCGTCATCACCATCCTATTTGTTTCGTGTTAGGCAATCGATCCCAACTATATCCGAATAGTCTTCTATCAAGCTGTACTTGATAAACTTTACCTCCCCTATCATCTTTCATCTTAAGATAAGCTCTTAAGATAGCAGTAGCAGAACTGTCTGTATCCTTGCTTTCATCTTTGTTTCCGAGAAAGAAAGGTGCACGATCGTCATTCGTAAGCTTCATAAGCTCCCCAGCAAGACGGGTTACAAGATAATTCGTGCTAGGGAACCACGGAGTAGAAGATGAAGTTTCAGGAGATGAAATAGTAGGAGAGGCTTTATAGTACTTTGCAGTTACAGGATATGCACCGGATGCAGGAGGCCATACAGACATGGTTGGAGGAGTAGCAGACATATCCGTCATATAGTAGATTGGAAAACCATTCAATCCTGCGGTTGTAACAAGATTGTCAAACTCGTCCTCTTCAATATTGACCATCGGATAAGGCACGCCATCTATGGTGTAAAAAATATCCCGATCAATACCCCTATACCAATCAGCAGGCAAAGTATATGGACCATTACTTCCGCTAGAGAAGTTAAATGTAAAAGTCCCCTTAATCGTGTCAAAGTCATAGTTCTGTGCAAGGTCTTCAAGGACCATATTAAGGTATTGCCCGGATTGCACAGCATATCCAGGACACTTAGCTGCCTGCCTAGCTAGTGAACAAATAGTCTGTGCATCCAAAAGAGCCATTACAACACCTTAAATTCTGTTTCACGAGTAGCAATATCTTCGCGAAGCTTTGCAACAAAGCTTTTGCGGGTATCGATATTCGTAGCCATATTCTTAAGCTCAGCATCAAGCTTAGGATTAGACTTCACAGGAAGACGCCGCCCATCAACCATCTGAGCTACATTCTTGTCTTTATGTCGCTCATAGTTCTCCTGATCAACACGCAATTGGTTTTCTTCTTTAAGAAGGTAATTACGAAGGTCTACAAGCTCATATTTCTTATTTTGCCTGTCTGCAACATCCATCATAGTATCCATCAGCTTATCCATAACAGGCTTAGGAGTAAGCTGGTCGCAGAATGTCTCAAACGTTACAATCTTAGTTGTGCCAATCTGAGACTGCACAGCGATACGGATAACAGGTGAAGCAGGTTTCTCTGCATCATCAGGAGTTTCAACAGAGAATTTTTTAACAGCAGAGACGTTCATCAGAATGTTCCTAGAGAAATGCCCTTGGGGTTATGAGGGGAAATAACAATATTCTTCTGCGCAGGAGTAGGTTGGCGGTAGAACTTATCGTTCGCCTTACCAATCTCAGCTTCATGCTTCCATGCATTCCACATAATATCTCGCACAGTTCTTGCTTGGTGCGCATTCATGCTATATGAAAGGCCATGGAAAAAGACAGTTCCATCAAGAACAATACGGTCAGCATGCCCCGGAAGATCGATAAGAAGATCTTCGTAGATATTACTATCCGGATCTTGCTCTTTCTTGTGTGCATCAAGAATTTCTTCGAGATACGCTTTCTTAAGTCTCTTCCGAAGATCAGAAGTAATCTGCCGTTTAGCTTCTGCTTCGATTTCAGCTTTTTCTTCGTCGGTAAGTTCGATATCAAACTTAGTTAGTTTCTTTGTCACGAGTGCACCCATGGAGAAGAGCCGACAACTTCGTTGGCAACAAGAATGGGCCAACCATTCCCATCGATACAAACAAAGTCACCGGGATGTACATCAATAATGCCACGGTTAGGAATAACAAGTTTCCCAAACCGAGACAGACCTTCTGGCAGAACAATGCGGGCATTAGCTGTAAGTGATAAGTCTTTAATACCTGCCATGATAGTAGCAAAATCAGCAGCAGATACATTAGCCGCAAACTGAATTGCTGTGAGACTATTATTAGCAGTTGTACCCAAAGTTTTAGTAGCCATGTTTGTTTTCCTTGTGCTAGAGCTTCCTGGGGACCGAAGTCCCCAGGATCGCAGGCTCCTTGTAAAGACTAGCCAAACGTGGCTGAGAAAGCAGAAGCACTTTCTGTTCTAGCAAAAAATTGCTGGTTTAAAATGATCGTCGCATAAAACACCTTCCAACCAACTACTCTCTGCTGGTTCAATGGATCAGACTTATCTGCTCCAGTAAGGAATGATGTCTGCACATCCTTAAGAACAACCTGACCATAAGAGCCTCTTCCGAAGAAGAAGTTCGGATACACAGTCACGCCGGTTGCAGGGGCAGCCGGAGGAACCTGTGCAGTACCAATAGCTGTAATTACTACAGTAGTATTGGCAGGTATCTGCACAGCCTGACCAGCCAGCGGACCAGTGGTCGGACCAGAAGCCGTTACACCGAGATTTACAGGGGCAGTATTCTTACCAATGTAAACACTATAAGTGTATCCAGGAGTATTTGGAGTAGTGACAGAGATCGACCCATTAGGACCAGTGACACTAATACCAGTTGTTACTTGGTAAATCCGAGTCTCGTACTGAGTGTTTGCGTCAGATCCCGTAACAATAATCTGGTAACTAGCATCAGTTGCCAAGCTTCCCGATGTACCAGCAGTGCCAGACACAGCAGCAACACCAGTCCAAAACGGAACCATGTTAGAGCGACAAAACCTAACACCTGCCAGCTCTCCCAATTCATCATTATAGATCTTATTGACATCTGAGTAAGACCATGCATTCAGGACAGTTGATGTTTCGCGGATGTCATGTTCGCAAAGAGGATGCATAATGCAAACATAGTGGGGCTGAGTGCGAGGGTCTTTCCCAGCTCCCGGCTCTCCATTCTCTGCATCAATTTTCTGCGTAGTATTCTCATCGCCCATATAACGCGGTGCACCGATCGTATAAAGTGCAGCAGTAATTCTGTGCACCTCATGAACGTTCATAACGTCACCGGCAACCAGGGCAGCACGCGAACCACGGGTGTTCACGTAGTTAATCTGGGTACCAGCCATAAGGGAGTTAAACGTGTTGCGATCCAGTGTTTCAGTTACCGCCAATCCACAGAGATCGACAGCAGTCTTAAACAGTGGATGCTTAATAGTAAGCTCCGCAACATCGGTAATAGTAACCTTATCACCCCATTGCTGTGCAGTAGCACTAACCTGTGCTAACGTCATAGTCTGTCCGGTCGGAGGAACACCTTCGGACAAAGGAGCGAAAGGAAGCGGCAAACGGTTATACCGCGTAGCAGTATATGTCAAACCCCTACCCTCGGGAAGGGAAAGAGAATCACCAAACCCGTAAGCGACAACTTGACGGCGTGCTAGAGCTAGAAGCTCATCAGCAATATATGACTCGATATCAGATGTAAACTGACTATATTGGTTGATAGTCATAGTTTCTTTCTCCTAATAGCGAGTCACATATATTAGAATGTAGCCTCGCCAAGCCTACGATTACGGTCAGTAGAACTGTTTTTCTGACCACGATTGCTACTCATATCACTTCTTGAAGAACCTGATTTAACAGTATTCTTCTTGACATTCTGTTTTGCCTTAACTTTGTTTGCAGGCTTCAGCTTATTTTTCAAGACCATCTCTCCTATGATATTCTTTAGGATTTCTTCTCTTGGTGCCCAGATACCTTGTTGTCTCTGTAGAGTAGCAAGTTTTTCTTCAACTTGTGACTCAAACCTAGAATAGATATCATTAGCAAGAGCCTTGGCCTGATAAGCCGATCTATCTCCATTATCCTGCAACCTGAACTCAAGCTGCTGGATCTGGTACTGATTCATGCGAGTAGCATTTCTAGCCTCTTCAATAACTCTTTCTTCGGGGCTAAGAGTTGCTAGATATGCTTGATAATCTGCCTGCTTATTTCCGTTAGCTCGACTCTGAATTTGCTCAAGTTGCCTTTGAAGATCACTCTTCTCACTCTGCAACCTAAGTCTTTCAGACTCAGCTTCCCGTGCACGCTTAGATAAAGATTGAAAGCGCTTTTCTCCGCGAGTTAATACCCGCGACCCTTTTTCATCTTCGTCTTCGCTTCCTTCATCTTGTCCTTCTTCATCGGCTTCTTCATCGCCGTCTTCTTCGGAGACTTCGCTTTCTTCGTCGCCGTCTTCCTCGGACTCTTGGTTGAGGTCTTCATCATCTACCTCAAATTTTTCATCATCAATCATAGTATTCTCCTATATGCCTTACGGGCATTACTCGGTCATAAGGTGCGGCTTACGGCCGCTAATCGTTTGACGACTTTCAAGGACAACTACTCTTCTCGATAAATCATCTAATTTATTATCCATCACTCTTGTGGCAATATATGTTTCCACAAAAGCTTTTAATTCTTTCTCTACGTCTTCTAATCTCTTATCTATCCCTGTAACTTGTGCTTTAACTGTACTACCCCAAGTTACTACAGCTATAAGAACAGTTATTAAAGTGATTATGTGGCCAATATTAATTGAAGTATCTATAGTCATTTAAAACTCCTACAAGCTTCTCTAAGCCTATAGTAATCACTAATAAACTTTTTAACCTCCTTTCTATCCGGATCTTGTTCAATAAAATCTGCAACTGCATCCCTATCTTCCTGTGAATATTGCACAAGAGTAGGACATGTAAGTTTAAAACTTCCCGGATCGCAACTTACTAACGAGAGTACCATCGCTGACGGGAGTAAACAGCACTTGATCGGCCTTCTGAAGGTCTTTAAATGCCTTAGCATTATCTTCTGCTTCTTTCTTATATCGTACTGCTGTCGTAGTCTCATACACAAGGACAGCGATACATAATGTAAAAATTATGATCGCTACTGCTCCTATAACGAGCAAGACTATTACCTCATGCCCCACTAGGCTTGTTTCCAGCATTGACTAGATTCCCTGCATTGGGAGTTGTCGATAGCGCTGTAACAGCTCCATTAGAAGTAGCATGAAAGAACATTGCAAACAGAACACCGGCAATAGCAACAATGCCACCAGCAAGTTCTGATGCCTGATCCGCAGTAACCCATCCCTTTGCTACAATAAGACCTGCGATAAAGGTCAGCAGGTGACGAAGCAAAGAAATCATCATGTCAGTAGAAAATCCGAACATAGCAGAACCTTATTGTTCGATCCACTCAAACGAAGCATCGAGTGCTCCGCTCGTTGTAACTGTTGCACCATTCAAATTAACACACGCACTCTCTGAAGTTCCCCGCAGAATAATCCCCTGCATTCCATTTTCACCAAAATTGATATAAAGAGTTGCTGGCCAGTCTGCTGTGACAGCAAAAATCATCTGCATACCAGCAATATTTCCGACTAATGTTCCTGTAGTGGGATTAGCCGTATAAGCTCGGACTACTGCCGTTGCTGCTGCATTTTGACTATCATGAGGTACGATAGCAGGAGTTGTAGAAGTTCCACCAGTGTTAGCAGTAGAACGTTTTACTATATTAACGTGAGTACTAACGGTAGTTGCATTAGTTGTAGAACCTGCCAAAAGAATTTTCTTAAGGACAACCGTTCTTGTCGCTGATCCACTAATACAAACTACATCTGTAGCACTAGCAGCTGTTGCGACATCAGGAGCAACAACACTATAGGTATAATAGTGACCAAAGTTATAAGTACCACCACTATCTTGTGTAGCAGTCTGTGCACGGGCATCGACACCGAAAAAAGCAACCAGACAGAAAGCTGCTGCCCACATAAGTCTTTCGAGCCTATTCATTTTTGCCCTCTCAAGCGCTTCTTTCTATCTTCGTACTTCTCAATAAAGTAATTATCATCTCTATGACTTACTGAGCGGTCAGTCCTAGGCTTCCACTTCCAAGTCTTAATACCGGACTGGAAACCACCTCTGAGTTTGGGAGATAATATTTTCTCTACTGGCCAACCTTCCCAAACTCGTCTTATCATCGTAGCAAGAGGAACACCGGCTATAGCCGCCGCTTCTCTTCTCGTCATCTTCCCTTGAGGCGTCTCAATCAGCCCGGCAGGGTATCCCTTCACTTGCGTCATTGGGGCATCCGCGACGGATCAGACATCTGGTCTTGATGGATCATGCCAGGAGGCCCCTGATTTCTTGGTGCACCGGGCTGCGCGCCCGCTCGCGGCGTTCCTGGTAATCCTGGTCCTGCTCCACCGGGACTGCCTGGCAAACCGGGTTGCTGCTGTCCTTGCTGCGCCATCTGCATCATAGCCATAATCTGGTGCTTGCGCAAGTGCGTTCTGATAGTGCCATACGGATCACCAGTGGCCTGCAATGCCTTCTGATGTGCCTGCATATGCTTCTGGATATCGTCACCGGGCGAGGGCTCAAGCTCCATACCTTGCATGAGCAAGTCATTCTCTAGTTCGGGATCAGTAGAGATTTGATCTCGGATATTCTTAAAGACAAGAGGAGCGATGCGTGGGCCAAAAGTATTCTCTACCAGTTGTGTGATAATAGGTACAAGATCCAACTGATAGCCAGGATAAAGCTGGGGAGGTATACCGCGTAATACATTAGCAGCAGCTATCTGCTGTTGCAATTGTTGTGCATTCCTAGCAGCCTCGACACCGAACCATTTAATGTAGTGCTTGACATTAAGCTGAACAGTAGGAACCTTCTGCATCTCAGCTTTAACGCCCATCTCCCCATGCTGCATAATAGTAATTTCTTTATTTCTAAATTGGTGATCCAGCTCTAGCATACGATGCAGTATCGGCGTAAGAACTCCACCTTCAATCGTCGTAACCGCACCAGCAGTAGTAAGAATATCAATCTGCTGCTCATTAGCGATCTCAGCTTGAGAAGGTTTCTTCTTACCAGACGTTGTCTGCGTTATTTGTGCAGGATTAACAGACAATGTCTGAAAGATCTGCGCACGCGCTGCACCCACAATTTCGAACGCATCTCGCCACATCTCAGGAAATTTTGCAAACTGAGTATCGTTCGGAGACGTTTCCCATATTGCAGCAAGTGAGAGAACCAGCGACCCTATCTTGGGTTCTTTCATAGGATCAGTCATAATGATAGGCAGAAGCGCATACGCTGCACTATCCATGCCTTCATTTACTGCATCATTCGCAGCATACTGGAATGTGGCTACAGGAGCAATCTTAGATTTACCTTTAAAAGACCCATTTACTTTTTCTACCGAACACGAGATGATCGGGATATTATCAGACCAGAATGGGTTGCGCTTGCACCCGATAACCTTATCTAC